ACCAGTCCACTCTTGGTGAATTTGGTTGCGGCAACGAACCAACTCAAGAGTGAGATTGATGCAGGTAAAGCAAAGCCTGATTGGTCTTTACCTGAACTCCTACATTACTATAGAGGTAATGATATCGTAGTTGACAAAGAAGATTTGTACGACTTGATTAAAGTTCCACCACTAAACAAATATATCACAAACATTCAAGGCAACGATGTAGTCTTTAAAGGACAAGATACAGGTGTTGAACAAGGGCCAGACGAAGACCAAAGAGTCGTTCAACAAATGGCTAAAAAAGCAATGAAATGATACAATTAACAGAAACTGCAATCAAAAAAGTAAAGCAACAAATTCAAAAACGAGGTAAAGGCCTGGGTATACGTGTAGGTGTGAAAACTACAGGTTGCTCAGGTTTAGCTTATATACTTGAGTATGTTGATAGCCCAGTAGAAGGTGATGTAGCCATAGACTGTGAAGGGTGTTCACTTTACGTTGATCCTAAAAGCTGTCCATATGTTCAAGGCATGACCATTGATTTTGTACGCAACGGATTGAATGAGGGATTCGAATTCAAAAACCCCAATGAGCGTGATCGTTGTGGTTGTGGTGAAAGTTTTAGGGTATGAAATCTGTATATGTATTAGTGGACAGTTTTAGCAACGGATTTTTAAAAACTAATACAAAAAATGTTAAGGAACATTTGAGTTTATAATGTATTTGGTTACTGTTACATGTAAGCGTGATTTTAATCAAATGATGTTGCAAGCAGAAAGCATCAGTAAATTTTTAAAGCCAGGCTGCCACCATTACGTTATAATAAATGATTATAATGCTGATTTAGCATTTTGGCATAATCACCTAGATCCATATTATAGTAACCATACACTTCATATTATACCTAGAATACATTACGATTACCTGAAATGTGGTATTTATTTAGAAGACAATTCAACAACAGGGTGGCGGGTACAACAGTTACAAAAATTATTGATAGCTTATCTTATCAACGATGATTATGTAATTTTGGATAGTAAAGATTTTTTCATACGTGATACTGATATCAATGAATGGAATACTTCTATCGGTTCTACTGTATCTAAGGAGAATGAACATAACATATATGACTCAGCAGCCAAAATATATGCGGATCATTTTAACATAGAGAGGTCAATGATATTTCATCCATATACCCCATATGTTATTAGAAAAAAATATATTACTGAAAATAAAAATTTTGATTTTTTCACAATGGGTGAGATATTATGTGCTCCTATGATTCATAAAGAAAATTTTTCAGAATTTGTTTTCTACTCATATCTAATACCAGCAGACCATGATGTTTGGTTCAAAAATCTAGGTCCTAATCCAAAGCCGATCAAATTTTTTAGCATAAAAGATTATGAAGGATCATCATCTCAATTTTTTATAGATTTCTATAATACTTGTAAAAATACAAATGTTAAGATAATAGGTATACATCAACGTTTGTTGTCCGAAATAGATGAAAAAGTACTTGATTCTGTGAACAATTTACTGTATACTAATTATGGTTTAACAACAAAATTGTTACCAGTACCTACAGAAAAATCCATTTAATGATTACCGAAAAATTTAAATACGAACCACTATTCAGAGTAGATGTAGAAGGCAAACGAAGATATGCTACACCCGACGGTGAAAAACTTCCCAGCGTCACTACAATCTTAGAATCGACAAAGCCCGAAGAAGCAAAGAAAGCGTTACAAGAGTGGCGCAATCGTGTAGGACATGTCAAAGCTCAAGCAATCACTACAGAGGCAGCGGGCCGTGGCACTCGAATGCACAAGTGGATTGAAAACTACGTAAAGACAGGAGCAACAGGTGAGCCCGGAAGCAATCCATATAGCGTCCAAAGCCATAAAATGGCACATTCCATCATTACTCAAGGACTTGTCAATTGTAATGAATATTGGGGAACAGAAGTTCCTTTGTATTTTCCTAAAGTATATGCCGGAACAACTGACTTGGTTGGCGTTCACGATGGTAGCCCTGCTATCATGGATCACAAACAGGCTAACAAACTAAAGAAAAAAGAGTGGATTTCAGACTACTTTATTCAATTGGCAGCCTACGCCAACGCACATAATGAAGTACATGGAACAGACATTCGTAAGGGTGTTATTTTCATGTGTACATCAGATAACATTTACCAAGAATTCATCATCGAAGGTACTGAATTCGATCACTGGTCTAACGAGTGGTTCAAGCGTTTGGAAAAATATTACACACAGTTCCTGTGACAAAATAAGATAAATAAGTGTAAATCTGTAAAGAATTACACTTATGGCAATCATACAAATCTCGAAAATTCAGCAACGATCAGGCAATCTGGTCGATTTGCCACAGCTTGACGAAGCGCAGTTTGGCTGGGCCGATGACGCTAAAAGACTGTTTATCGGTAAAACCAGCGGAACTCCTGAGAACATCGAAGTTCTAACAAGCTACTCAAACATTAGTTTTAGCCAAATTCAAGGCGCTGAGGGGTCAAACGTTAGTGTCACTGATGTACAATCAGGACAAATTCTTAGTTACAATTCAACTACTGGCGCATGGGTCAATAGTGGTGGTAACGGTTTACAACCAAGCAATACCTCATTATATACATCAGGAAACATACATTTAGGTGATGTCTCTACATTGAAAGTTGGCGGGGGCGCAACAGGCTATGTGTTAGAAACTGATGGTACAGGTAACTTAACATGGACTAGTAAAGGCACAATTACTACAAATATTTTAGCAATATCTAACGCAACTCCTATGGTCATGACAGTTGCGAACACTACGCCTTATACAAATAATACCGTTGTGTCTATTTCAGGTGTTGCAGGAACAAACGCAAATACTATCGTTAATGGTTCATCATTCTATGTCCAGTTAGCAGTTGATTTCCCAACATCAGGCAATGTATCATTGTATACTAGTTCAGGTACTGGGTCTCCTGCTTCAGGAACAGGGTTAGTTGCCACAGCTAATACAGGTCGTGCTGTAACATCTTTAGGTGGTTCAGGTAACACTGCAGCTCAAGGTTCAAATACAACAATTCAATATAACAACGGTGGTATTTTATCAGGTGATGCCAACTTCACATTCAATGGCACTGTTGTTACATTGATTGGTAACATGGTTGTAGGTAACTTAACAGGTGCCAACTTAGTGAGTGGAAACTTTGTTGCGGGTACATTAACAACAGCGGCTCAACCTAACATCACAAGTACAGGCACATTGGCATCATTATCAGTTACTGCCAATGCAAATATCGGTAACATCGGTACAGCAGGATTGATTACTGCTACCGGTAATATCAGAGGTGGTAACTTAACAACTGGTGGGGCAATTAGTGCCACAGGAAATGCTAACGTGGGTAACATAGGTGCGACAGCAGGTGTGTTTACTACTGTTACTGGATCGTTGACTACGGCAGCACAACCAAATATTACGAGCACTGGTACATTAGCCGGTCTTGTCGTTAGTGGTAGCATAACGCCTAGCGCAAATATTACATATGATTTAGGCAATGCTACAAACAGATTCAGGGACCTGTATCTATCAAACAATACAATCTATCTAGGTGCCCAGACTATTACCGCTAATGCTACATCAGTGGCAATATCAGGTAATATTGTAGGTAACGTTACGGGTACTATATCAGGTTCAGCGACAACAGCAGGTACAGTCACAACCGCGGCACAGCCTAATATTACAAGTACTGGTACTTTAGCAAGTTTATCAGTTACTGCCAACGCAAATATCGGCAACATTGGTACTGCTGGACTAATTACTGCTACTGGTAACATCACTGGTGGTAACATAATTGGTACACATTATGGCGCGGCGACTGGATTAACATCTATTCCAGGTGCCAACGTTACTGGTGCCGTTTCATATGCAACTACAGCAAACGCAGTGGCAGGTGCCAATGTATCAGGGGCAGTATCCTACGCAACTACAGCAAATAGTGTTGCGGGCGCTAATGTTAGTGGCCAAGTAAATTATGCAGCGGTTGCTAACTCAGTAGCAGGGGCAAACGTTACTGGTACCGTAGCTAATGCGACATACGCAACCAGCGCAGGTACCGCCACAAGTGCTACGAGCGCCACATCAGCAACAAGTGCTACAACAGCAGGTACAGTAACAACTGCGGCACAACCTAATATCACTAGTGTAGGTACATTGTCATCAGTATCTTCAACTGGTAATGCTGCAGTATTAGGTATCAAAACAGACAACTATTATTATGCTAACGGTGTTTCAATTAGTTTTGCTGGATCATATAGTAACAGCAATGTAGCGGCTTACTTGCCAACATTTACTGGTACAATGGGTGCTACTGCTATTACGGCAGGAGCAAACACAACAGCAGGAACTATTACAGGTAATTGGTCTTTATCAGCTGGTTCTAAGTTATCAGCAACATACGCTGACTTGGCTGAATATTATGAAGCTGATGCTGAATATGAACCAGGCACTGTAGTCGCATTTGGTGGTGATAAAGAAGTTACAATAGCAGAAGATGGTACCACAAGAGTAGCAGGAGTGGTTACAACTAATCCTGCATACGTTATGAACACTGGATGTCCTGGCATCGCAGTCGCTATTGCTCTACAAGGTCGTGTACCAACTAAGGTCCGAGGAAAAGTACATAAAGGGGATATTATGGTAAGCGCAGGCAATGGATTTGCTAGACCATGGAATAATGCTCAAATCGGTATGGTTATCGGTAAAGCAATAGAAAACTTTGATGGCGTTGAAGGCGTCATAGAAATAGCAGTAGGAAGATTATAAAATGGCATCAACAATTTACACAGCAACTGGTTCTAGTCAAATAACAACAGCATCAACAACAGACAAAGTACGCATTTCAACTACTACATCAGCAATTGCAGTTGCTGTAGGAAATTCAAGTGTTACTGCTAACTTGACAGCATGTGAAATTATTCCAGCAAATACAGTGAACAATAGTTTTATTGTAGGTCAAGGTAATTACATTGCTTATATCAATGTAGCAGGCACTGCAGGCGCATTCAGTATCACGGATTTAGGGGCAAACCATCCAGATACTGGCACTGAATAATAAACACATTTGATAAATATATAATACGCTCTTAATTCTGAGAGTTTATGCGGTCCCCGCCGCGTAGTAGGCTAGAACCTACAATTTTTCAAGGAGAAAACAAATGGGACGTCCTCTAAAAATCGCAAAGGCTCAAGCAGTCTTAACAATTACTGATACAACCGCGGCAACCGGCGCAGTTACAGTATCTCAAGATATCACAGCATTACCCCCAACTGGCGCGGGCCTCATTGCAGGTATGCCATTCGTTGTAGCATCTGACGTTGGTGGATTAACTGCAAATACAACATATTGGATTTTATCAATTGTTGATGCAAACAATTTTACTGTTTCTGCCACAGACCTAAGTGCTAATACAACTCGCACAGCAGTTACATTGACTGATACTACAAGTCAAACTGTTTCTGCATCCGTTGGTGTCGTTGATGCTTACTTCAACAACCCTAATGGTGGCGCTGGATTCCCAGCAACTAACGCCAACACATATAGCGTAGTAGGTGGAAATACAGCTATCATTGGTCCACAAGTATTGTGTAAAGTTGCTTTCAACGTAGCACAAACAGGTCGTGTGTTTGCTGACACTGGTAGCAACATTGTTGCTGGTTATGGCACAGACTTTGCTAACTTAGTAGTTGGTACAAACATTTACGCTCTATGGGGTGATGGTACAGGTACACCTATGTTGCTTGGTACTACAACTTCTACAGCAGGTGACTTGACCGTTGCAGTTGCTAATACACAAAACACTGGTAACATCATCGGTACATCAGGCAATGCTCAGACTCTAGTTGAAGGTGCTCCAGTTACATTCAGTGCTAACTTAGGTGGTTTAACTACAGGAACAACATATTGGGTATTGAACGTTGCTAACGCATCTGCATTTACTGTTTCTCTAACACCAGGTGGCGCAGAAGTTGATTTGTCTAGTGCTACTGGAACGCCAGATGCTGTTCAACAACAAGTTGTATTGACTGCTGATTCAGCAAATATGGCAACAGGTGAAGTTGGTACAGGTGATACATATACATCCGCATTGATCGAAAATGGTTATATTGTCCGTCAAAAGGGTAAGACAAAATATCTAGTACAAGGCGCAACATCAGGTATTCTTGGTGCGGTATATACAGCCAACGTTGCTAACGCAGCCTTAGAGCCAAACACAATGAACATCATTGCCACATACGCTGATTCAAGTACAGCATACGTTGCTAGCATAAATGACCATAGTTCTGAAGTGTTCCCAACAACTGTTGCTGACGGTTCATTGACACCAGGTAGTACATACACAATTTATTACTCAGGTGATACAACATGGACAGAATACGGTTCAGCAAGTAACATGACTGGTGTTACGTTTGTTGCTACCTCAGCAGGTGGTTCTGGTACAGGTCTTGCAGTATTGAATAGTGTAAATCCTGATATCGTTTCTACATTCAACACTGCTTATGCGGCAAATACATATGGTGGTCAACCTAACCCAATCGTAACTATCAATAACGCATAATGACTACGAAAGCAATTAGAATGCCAACTAAAAAGACAGAAACTGAAGTAGCTGTTCTTCAAGTGCAGGTAGAGAACATCACAAATGATATCAGTGAAATAAAAGCTGATATCAAAGATGTGAATGCCTCTATTAGTAAAAACAATGAAGAAACGCACAAATTTCTTAAAGAAATGAAAGAAGCTAGTGCGACTGCTCATAAAGCAATGTCTGACAAAATCACCGCGCTAGAAAAATGGCGATGGATGATGATGGGAGCAGGTGTAGTTATAGGCTCACTTGGATTCGATACACTGGGCAAGTTGCTCAAATAAGAAAAGGGGACTTAGGTCCCCTTCTCTGTTAGTGCTCTTAGTTTTTCTTGTACAACATCAAAGTTTACTGTGTTAAACAGTCCTGGATGTAATGGTTTAGGATACTGATGATCTCCAACCCAAGCATACCCGCAATGCTCATTATTCAATACAGGCACGAACTCTTTTTCAACTTCACAAAAGAATGTATGATACGTGAATGAATGATTCACAAACTTCTGAATAGGAATTAGTTTTGCTTTCTTTGGGAAGTAACCAATTTCTTCCTCGCATTCACGCTGAATGCCCTCAATCAACGTTTCGTCACCCTCAATCTTTCCACCAGGAATCCCCCAGTTGCCTGGGTTCTTACTGTCTGTTCGTAGTAGATATAAGAAACGTTCTGTATTCTTTGCGTAAAAGAATACGCCTGCTGATTGACTCATACTATCATTTATCTTAGTTTAGATAACGATAGAATAATCTCCCTGGTCGTACCAGCCCTCATAACTCTTCATCCACACACCATCAGGTGTATATCGATACTGAATGTTTGTGGTCAAGTTAGTAACGTATTCAACTGTTGTAGCTGTTTCACTATCAAATGAGACAAACCACTCACCTGAATCACCATCATACTCAACGATATCATTTGCACTAGCTACTAATGGGCCCCATGCAGTTGTAGTATCACCATCATGCCCCACATTATCAACTAATATATAACGAACTCCTGGAACTGGGCCAGGTAATCCTGCGTTAGGTCCAGAAGTCAATGGGTTTACAACACTATTGACAGGTGCTAATGTATTTTGTGGCAATGTATCGGTGTCGATGTTATAGATTAGTAATCTATCATCTGTTGGATCGGGAACGATAGTACCAACAATGTCAGTGTTCATATATGGATTCTGTAACCAAATTTGACTGATGCCAGGACGCAACGTGCCATAGACGTTCAATAACGATGACCAATACAGGTTAGTATCCGGTGGGTTTGGATAGTTCAAGTCTAAGTTACTTTCGTAGAATGCTTCATCTGCGGGTAGTAACTGTAGTCTATTACCAATCAACAATACTTTGTATCCATAAGGTGTAATCTTTTGACGAGTACCTAATAGCAAGTCATCATCTTGCATGTCTTGTAATGCTTGACCTTTGTAGATACTTGCAATGACCTTTTCGATAACGCCCATCTTCTTTAGTTTAGCGGCTGCGCTGATCCAAATAGGCATATAGAACTTCCATGACATAACATCGATAGGGTTACCAGTACCTTGCGGAATAGTTCTGCTACTAAAAGTCAATCCATCTTGATAAACAACACTCAATGATGTCCAATCAACAAAGTTGTCAGTAGACTGAATTTCTAATGACGGGTTGAATAGTGTACCAAGTTGTTCAATCAATTCTAGTTTTTGATTGTAGTTAGTAGTCCAAAAGTCAACGTTGATTCGTAATGTGTATGGAACAGGCATGATACGTTCAACTGTAAATGCTTGACCCTGAACAGTTTCATAGTTGCCAGTGTCACTATTGAAAGCACGTTGACGAACGTTGATACTTTCAACATACGTAGGATCTTGTGTTCTACGTTGGTCGTATTCTAACCCACTGATGTAATACGTAATCAATGGTGCGCTAGGTGTATTACTTGCACTGTTGTTGGCAATGATAGTAGCAGCCTGGCGAGAACTATCACCATACATGATAGGTACACGCACAAGAATGTCATTACCGTTAGGGTCTTTGCCCTTAGTGACTTGCCAGTTACTAAAGATTTTTGCAAATTGAATTAGAAATCTGCGTATCTGATTGTCGTAGAAAAATTGTGCCATGTATTATAAACCAGTGATTGGTGGAATTGGATCTGGGGTAAGAGCCAACATCGTAGATAGACCTTGCTTTTGTGGTACATACGTACCATCTGTCAATCTTGTAACGTTATCGTTATTTATGAAGCCTGACAACTGTGATTGATCTTCTAATGTGAAGCCAGTCTCTGTTCTAACGTTTTCGGAAATTCTAACCCATAACTGACCATCCCAACGATATAGAATCTGTGGGAAATAATCAATGCGTAAGAAGTATTCGCCTACTTGTGGATTCTGAGGGAAAGCTATGCCTGCACCTGTAGGGAATCCGTTTGGTGCAACAGCAGTGCCAGACAAATAACCTGCACTGTAGCCGAAACTTCTTGGACTTGAACGAGCGATATACTGGAAGCGTGGATCGCAATCTGCACGATAATCCATTTGAGGTGTCACTGTACCAGTGAAACCTGCCGCAGTAGGATCTTGGTCAGCAGTTGCATATGTATTATCAGCAGTACCATAAGGTCCAGTAATAACGCCCATACTATCAACTGTTAAAATAGTATCACCAACAACTGGACCTGAACCAGTGTCAGTCATCATGGCTGCCATCACACTAACATGTAATTGCAACGTTGCTCCAGCCTGAATTGGTGGCTGACCACCATCGATAGTCATTGTCCAAATCTTTGCGGCAGCCGATGCAGGAATACGAATGATAGGACTGTCGTTGACATATTGAGTGTTTGCGACAATCTCAACTATTGGCGCAGGCGCACCAGTATCAGACGTTGACGCAACTATGTTTATAGGTGGTGCAGGCTGATCGTACTTGTTAGACAATACGCCATTTTCTTCATACTCACCATATGTAGGTACAATGTATAAATTGCTTGTGTCATAGCCTGACTTAGGTAATAGACGTTGTGCCTCTTGTAAGTTAGCATCGTTGATTGCGATATTCTTATTGTATGTACCAAGAATATCTTTTAGATTTTGTTCGTCAGTTAGTTTCCAATATGTTGGATCAGGTGGAGTTACACCTATTGGCACATCAGTAATAGATTCATAATTTTTATCACCAAAAGTAATGATATAACCTGGTGGATATGTTTTATCTTTTTCCCAATTACCTAGGTAATTATCAGTGTCAATTGGTTGTTGTAATATCTGGCTGAATTCTTGGCTATCAATTAGTGGCTCACACTTGATACGCCATAAATGTGGATACCATGTTTGACTAAAACCCTCTGATGCGAAATTGGCATCAGTAATTTGATAAAATCTTTTTAATGCTACAGGTATTGTTTCTTTTAGTGGATTATAATCTAGTAAATGGGGTAATTCTAATACATCACCAACCATTAACTTTCTACCTACAATATCAATCATATCATTATAATGAACAGTAATAAAGATAATGTCGTTATTCAAAAACAAACCAAATTGTGATAAATCAAAGTCTAAATTCTGTACATTATAATGACCACGTAATCTATATACATTTGGATCATATGTTCTATCGCGGTTTTCTAGGAATAATAAGTCTTGAATATTCGTAGGATTTAGTGTATCATACTGCGGTTGAGTATAATCAATACTAGGACCCTGATCTGTAGGACCCAAATACTTGTGAATGTATAAATCCGTGCCGCCAACACGCAATTCTTCTGCTATGGTTCTATCAAAGAATCGATAATCATTCTGTTTATTTGGGCGGTAAAGCGATAATTTTGGCATACTCTTATTTATCGGATTTTTGAATACACAAGTACACAGTTGACAACGGTTCAAAGTGGTGTTATAATTGATAAATCACAGTAAAAGGAGTGCCAAATGGCAACACGCAAGCGCAATTCTGAGGATCATAGTCAAGTCAAAGCAATTAATCCACGTGATCCAGACATACAATATATGGGGTCCGAGCCCCTTTTCGTGCTACAACCTGACACTGACCGCCGAAGTGTAGCACTTGCCCGTGCATTCAACTGGTATAACCGATTCTGTAGCAAAAAAGATGCTAAGGAACTGTTGTGCCAATTCCTTGACTTTACTGGCCGTCAACCCGAAGCGAAGGCAATTCGCCGTGTAGCAGACAATGAAGTTATCAATACATACTGCTGGCTTGCACGTATGAAGCTCCGTGGTCTTGAACTCACTGAGCATGAAGAAGCTACCCTTGAAAATGAAATTGCACGTTTGATTCGTGCGATTCACAAGCCCGAAGTTGCAGAAGTTGTCGAAACAAAGGTAGAGACAGCATCACGTCCTAACATTCAAGAAATCTTGCGTGAGAAAGCAAAAGATGCCGCAGGTGAACTTGAGGCAGTGTTTGATTCATTTGTTGAAAACGGTAAAGCAAGTGAAAAGACCATGGATGTTGTTGCACGTTTCAACGTCATGCCGCAACATATCAGTTTGATTACTGATATTTGGAAGCGCAAACAAACTGAATTTGCAGAACTGCAAGAAGGTAAAGACAAACAATTGGTTGAGGGCTATAGTCACCTCACTAAGATTCAGATTCGAAACATTGTCAAATTCATTGAACAAGTTTTGACAGACCTGAATGCTTATATCAGCGTCAAGAAAGCAAGCAAAGCACCTCGCCAACGTAAGGCAGTGCCTGTTGAGAAGCTGGTTGCTAAACTCAAATACCTCAAAGAATTCAAAGACCCTGCAAACAAGCTGGATCTGGTTTCTATCAGTCCAGTGAAACTGCATGGTGCCAGTGAAGCGTGGGTATATGACACTGCAAAGCGTAAACTGCATCACTATATTGCAGACGAATATAGCAAGACCTTCACTGTGAAAGGTAATACTATTTTAGGTTTTGATACAGGCAAGTCTGAAATCAAAACACTGCGTAAACCCGCAGAACAAATCAAAGAAGTCATGGGTAGCAAGCCCGCGGCACGTAAATTCTTTGATTCAATCAAAGCTGTTGCAACTACCCCGAACGGTCGTTTCAACGAAAATCTAATCATTCTAAAGGCATTCTAATGACACAAAAAATCGATCTAAACAAATACCAAGACTTTGTACAAGCTGTAACCAGCGAAGCAAGTAATGATACTACGGCAATGATTCGCCGACTACAGGAACTTGACAATGAACCTAATCTGAATATCAGTCTATTGATGACTGCCGCAGTTGG